TTTTAAATCTCTGTACTGTCTATCACTATAGTCTCGTAGGTATTTTACCAGCGAGACTATTTTTTTTGTGTTTTCAAAGTCTGCGTTCCACTCATCAAACGCTGCTTCTATGTCCTCTGGAGAGGGTGGCCCCTCAAAGTCAATCGCTACATTACCATCCTGTGTCAAAGATACAGACATCTTATACAATAACGCATCATGCTTGGTGGACATCGTGTAAAACCTTCAATAAAACTACTATAAATACTACTAGCATCGTTGTAAGCGATCTGCTACCATGAGAACTTGTTGATGGCAGGGCTAAGTATATGCACAGACCTAATAAGAACATCATAAAATTTATTAAGAAGTAGGTCATTCTAGTTCTTCTATCGGCAGATTGTAGCAATCAGCACGAAACACAAAGCCATTACTGGGGTCGCAGTCTCCCCTCTTATGTTCCGTAGCCTTTAGAAAGAAGTCATTCTTCTTTATCATACCCAAGAACCAGCCCATAGACATATCATACTTCACTCGCACAAAAGCATACGCGTCACACTTCTGCGAAGTATTGAACTTAGCTACGGAACAGGAGTAGTAGGGTAGTGGGGGAGACGATGTTCTTTTAGTCTTTACATCTACTGTGGTGCCGTCATCAAGAACGATATCGTAATCAAAGGTGTTGTCTTGCTTGCCACCCAGAACGCTTACGACAATCATCTCCCCAAGATATCCAGACTGAGAACCACCGCTTCGCATGATCGAATTGTTTAGCTCTCCAAGCATGAAAGCCTTATGATCAGCAGCTTTCCGCATGTCCTCGGTTATCTGGATTTCTTTAATCATTACTTAGCAGGGGGCAGGGGCTGCACTTCTACTTCACGCTTCTTCTTTTCTTCCTGTACGCGAGTGTTTGTCTCACGTAACTCGTCTGCCTCACTCTGCGTGCTTTCATCGCCAAGCCTACCAAGGCGCTCTGCAACTACAGAGGGTAGAATGCCTTTCATTGCACATTCCTTGGCATGTTCCCATGTCCCACTCGCGGCTACCTGCCCATTGCCCAGACGAAAATTGCCATCAGCATCGTATCCGCAATCACTGCTAATTGCTGCGGCTGCGGTGGTTAGTCCGATAGCGGTTAGTCCAATGGCACATATAACTATCTTCTTCATTTTATGCTCCTATATCTACAACTTCACAGACTTCGCCTGTGCAGCTAAGTTCTTGAGAACCCGTTGTGGTATCCTCTATTTCTATTTCTTTTAGTCCTGCCCAGTTAATAGTGCTGGGCATCTGCTCTACTAAACTACTGTACTCTTTTTCAGTACACTCTGTATAAGGTGCTTGTTGATACGTGTGGTCTGAATGAGGCAGGAAGGAAACACCAGATATATAATCAAAGTTTTTATATACCCAACTGCCTACCTCCAGCCACTCATGTTCTTTTACAGAGATAGTGATGGAAGGTTTGTGTTCGCACCAGTTCTCTGCGTAGACTTTCCACAACTCCAGATGCTCAACAGCCGTCAAGCTGTTACGAGTAAGAGCGCCCTTGGGCGACCTCACCGGAAACGAGAACACTGTCATGTTGTCCTCATTGCCAATGGCAGGTTCTGCAGGAATGCCTGACTGTATCATAAACTGTGTCAGTGGGTCTTTGTTGTCTCCACGCACTGTACGAATGTAATACTCGCTATGTCTGGGATGTATGCCAGATGCACTATCGACTAACTGTGACACTGTACCTGACGGCTTTACACAGGTAATAGCTGTAGAGGCGTTTACTCCTATCTTCTTAGATAGTTTATCATTTGTCTTAACGGCTACTTGTCTGAAACCAACCAGCAGGTCAGTAAGCATACAGTTGTTAGTCGATAGCATTTCATTGTCTAGTATGCCTGTAAGACTTACGCCTAACAGTCTCTCTTCTTCCGTGTTCTGCTTCCATATCTTTCTCAGATACTTGAAGTCAGTAAGGCAGGACTGATAGGTGCCAAGCTGTGTAGCCCACTCAATCTTCTTTGTAAGAGAACCTACTGTGTCTTCGGCTCTGACAACGACTTCTGTGAGGTTGCAGAACTGATAGGGACGTAGAATGATTTCAGAGCAAGGGTTAGTTCCAAACACATGATCAGGATCACGACGACCAATACTAGCCACTTTATTTTGTGCAGATTCACGATTAAATATGCCTCTCTCTCCAGACTTGGACTCATACAATGAGTACCACTCCTTCAAAAACGTATTCATGTCTGGCCGTTCTCTGTACACTGCAGAGTTGTTAGCCAGCCCACGGTACGGATAGTCTCTAAACCACTCACCAGACTTGGCTACTCGCATCCTGTTTGAATTAAGATCAGACAGAGATATGAGAGCGGACCTGCGTACACCGCCTACAACGATTACACTGGCTATCTTGCACACAAGGTCGTGACATTCTAGCGCAGATAGCTGCCTACCTGCTGCTTCTTTAAACAAAGATACCGTAAAATTAAGAAGATCATCAAGAGGTGCTGGGCCAGACGATCTACCCCCAAACGTCTTTAAACGCGCTCCAGCGGGTCGTAGACGCGATAAGTCCCATTTGGGTACTTGACCAGCGTAAAGACACGCAATCAACTCACGGAGGCCCCTAGCCCATCCTGCCTTACTATCCTGTACAATGATGGTTGTTTCAGTCTCTTCAAAGTGTTCATTTACAACAGGCAGACTTTCTGTGTACTGCCTCTCTGCAGAGAACCCTACACCAGTGCCGCACATGAGAACGTACAGTATCTCATCAAATGCACGAGGCGAGTCTACAGGAATGTATGAACAGTTGTAGCCGGATGTGTTATCACGTTCTAGGGCTAGCCCTGCCGTCATTAAAGCCCTCATAGAAGGCATCACCTGAAGGTTAAGAACAGCCTCTTCAAGTTCTTTTCTGTTAGGTATTGTATGGTCGTACCTGTCTTTCATAATGTATTGCATGAAGTCAAAGTACCGCTCAACAGTCTCTGACCAGTTCTCACGCCTGTCTCCTAACCAACGTGCATAGCGTGACAGGTGAATAAACTCCTGATAGTCCGTTGGAAAATAATTACTTGTCATTCTCTCTTTGCTCCCTGACTAATCTTTCTAGATACCACTGTGACTTCATCAAATCTTTTAGTGGCATACCTTTATACTTATACCTGCACACATACTTTAGTATGTTGCCCTTTAAATACCCGCTAAACTCTTCATCAGTTAGAGATTGCCTAATCATCTCAATGGTTTCTGTACCATTCTGTGTATAGTGGCTAGGTCTGTTTACAGCCGCCTTTAATTCCCGTGCGTACTTGGTTTCGTTAGGCATTAGTTATCCTCGCTAAACTTTACTTTGATAACATTATCATAAACATCTTCAACGATTAACTTGTTTGAACTTTCTTTTGTCTTTTCGACTATTTGTTCCATCGTAGCCTCATGCCCTAACTGCATAAGGTAATCATAGTCCGTCTCCAGAAGACTAAGCATACCCTGCTGCAGAATATGCGCGGCAGATACATCCTTTGCGCTGGACGTATCATACGCCCTGACATTCACTTTGTCAAATCCTTGAGGATCAAAAACAATGTACAGTCTATCTGGAGATAAAAAGAATGTCTCTTCTTCTATTCTATCTCGCATCTCATCATCTATGAGATCGTCTTCCGGTTCAAAAGTAAAACCATCATCATTCATCAAACCACTCCACAGGTATCTTTTTATGCGCCCAATCAAATCCATGACGCTCTGCCCAATCTGAGTGTGTAGTCTTAGAGCCTTTATATATTTTTTTGTTTGCATTGGCAAAGAAGAACTTCACTTCAATATCGGGGTTCTGTTTCTTAACAAGAAGGTGCTTTACCCTGTCCTGTTGTGTTAGCCTGCCCTTTACCTCTATGTACATATCGTTTCTGGGTATGTAGAAGTCAGGTATGTATACGCTAGGCTCACGCTGATAGGGTATCTTATCAGGCTCGAACTCAAAATCAATACCCCTGCGACCAAGGGCTACAGCTACTTCAGCCTCAAACTTCGATCTAAAACGCATAATAATCAAACTTGTTTTTGTTTTCAGGGTTGGTGTTCATTATCTGTATGTACCCGTCAGCCAAATCTTTTTGCACATACTCAGGAGATGTGTCTCTGACTATGGAGAAACTTCTAGAAGGAAAAACAACTAATCTGCCCTGTCTCAGAAAGGAACGTATGTCGTCAAAGCAGCGAGCCATTTTCATAGAACCTTTATAGTTAAACTCTTCTGCAGTCCATAAACCATCTGCAGACATATTCTTTCTGTATATGATTGGTAACTGCATATCATCAGGTAAAGACTTTATTGTTAAAGCCTCTCTGTGAGTGCTATCCTCTTTCTGTGTATCAAAATACACGAAAGCAGCCTTGGGATTATACATAGTTTCAAAGTCAGTAATAGTATCTGTAACATATAGTGGCATCAGATTTCATCCTTTACATGCTTTGTGTACCATACTCGGGGCTTGGTATTTGCTGTAGAAGTTACTTTCTGCTTGTAAGCTGCATCGGGCCAGCAGTGCATCTTAAAGCCACAGTAG